GCAGGTTATGAGCTTGACATCGACGGCCCCATCGACCGCTGAACGTGCGACAGTGGGAATCGAATTCAACCGTTCAGGTGGCGGGAACTTTAGTGCCGGCGACATATTCTGGGGCGACGGATTCCTGATGCGTAAATCGTCATCCGCGACCGCCGTAACTTACTTTGACGGTGACAACGCCAGCGACACATCATTCCAATACATCTGGACTGGCGAACTTGGACTATCACCCACATTCAAGGTCACAAACAACCTGGACAACATCGCGGCAACCTACCTCTCGAGGTATTCGACGACGAGCAACCGGATAACGCGCATCCGCTGGAACGCGCAAGAGGATTTGACGAAGGTCAGTCTGCTGCGGGTGGGCCGAACGGTCAGCATAATTTACGACGGCACGACAACTACACACCGCATCGTCGGGGTGGACGGCAACATCAGTCCAGACCGATACATGATCGACTACTATCTGGAAAAGGTATAAACATGAAAGAAATAATCAAGCGGGTTTTCCGCATCGCATCGTTCGCTCTCGGCGCTGGAATTGCTGGGTTGGGTGCTGGCTCGGCTATCGGGCTTACAGTCGCCCAGAGTGCCCTTATGGGGGCTCTCACGGGTGTTCTAGGCATCTTTGGTGCGCTGGCATTCATCTACGCAGGCAAGGGCACAGTAAACGACACCGATTTTGATTCGACAATCAACTCGGCAATCGAAACTGCCCGTGCTAAAGACGGTGGAAAGAATGCCAAGTGACGGAGTGGTCGTAACACTCGAACGGATCTACGACAAACTGATTGAGTTAGAGCTACGAATGGGCGACCACCCAAAACAGCTCGATGACCACGAACTGCGAATCCGAAATCTTGAAATGAAAGTATGGGGCTTTGCCGGGCTATCCGGCATCGCCGCCGTACTCGTTTCACTTATCATCACAAACACAGGAGGATAACAATGGACGTTGATTACATCAGACCATGTAAAACACGCGAGGTGCGAGACAACTTCGACGATCACGTCAAGCGTGGTTCCAAAATGCCCGGACTCGACTATGCCTGCAAGACGGGTGACAAAGTGTTTGCGACCGCAAAGGGTGTTGTTGTGTCTTGCTCGAACAACCCTGACCAAGTGTTGGGCAAGAACATTGCCATTCGTCACGGCGACGGCAAAATCTCGTATTACCTGCACCTGTCCAAACCTGACGTGTCTAACGGGCAACGGGTCAAGGCTGGCGAAGTGATCGGGTTGTCCGGGAACACGGGTACGACCAGCACCGGGCCACACCTGCACTTTGCAATCCGAAACGCCCGTGGCGTATTTATCGACCCGGCGAAGTTGTTGCGTAAAGAGTTGGCGGAGAAACGTGCGGAGGCCACCGAGGTTGTTGCCCCGGTCGTCGATGTCGTCGCCGAGGTCATCCCCGAGTAGGTTCTTATCCTTTCTCCCTGTTCGGGTGGGGCGGTCAACATTAGGGGTTGACCGCCCCTGTTTATGTGATACATTATTGCCACCTACTAGCCAAGGAGTAAAAATGCGTTATTTACAAGACTTTCTGGTTCTGCTCGGATGGTGTACCGCAATCTGTGTCGGGTACTACATCCTTCGATGGTTGCTGACATTCGTGTGACCCCCTGCGGATCCTGCGGCCACATCAACCTATGGGCTGAACGACACCCACACCCTGACATAGTCCGCGCCGAACTCGCCGCCATCATCTTTGAACGGCACGAGGCTGAACAAGCAGCACACCAAGACTTCATCGACCGCCTGCGCATGCGAATGCGCGGCGATGTCGACATAACACGTCATAGCCTTATGGCAGAATTCACTCGACAGCGACTCGCAGCTGGAGAGAGGATATTGCGTGAGCAACAAAATCGAACGAATGGTGGCACGGTCACTAACTGACGAATGGTACAAAGCACGTCAGTACGGCGTTAGTGCCACAACAGTAGCCAAAGCGGCATCAGGCCCCGGTGGTTTCGATGCCGAACTCAAACGTGCCCTAAACCCAGAGGAACACGTCGTTGAGGACAACGCCTACATGAAGTTTGGGCGTGATTATGAGGAATGGATCGTGAACGGTCTGCCCGTGGAATACAAGATTGCGCCGAACGACTGGCTAATCTGTGGGGTCGGTTCTGAACGGTGGCATTTGGCAACACCGGACGGCCTGAACGCCGACTGGTCAATCATTGCTGAAGTAAAAACGACGGGCAAGGATTGGGACCCGGACAAGATTCCGATTCAGTACCGCCGACAGGTTCAATGGCAGTTACACGTCACCGGGGCGACCAAGTGTGTGTTTGCGTGGCTGTTACGCGCCGAGTCCGACAATGGCGAGTTTGTGCCTGCATGGATGGAACCCAAGCACACCATCATCGAACGCGACGAGGACATGATTGCCGACCTGAAAGAGGTTGCCAACAGGTTCATTACTGATTACAACAACTACATCGAAATGAGGGAACTCAATGGCTAGATTTAACCTGGCAGATTACGCCACAGTCCAAGAACGCATCGAGGCATTCTGGATCAAGTACCCCAACGGTGCAATCGTCACTACCGACCTGACGACCGATGCCGACCGCGACCGCAAACAATGGCGCGTCTACGCCGAAGTGTTTTTTGTGTTCGACGAGCTGCGGCCACGCGGTACAGGTCTGGCTTTTGAAATCGATGGCGGTGCTGGTGCAAACCAGACATCGGCATATGAGAATGCGGAGACCAGCGCAATCGGGCGCGCGTTGGCTACAGCAAACTTCACCACATCCAAGCACCGGGCTTCGCGTCAAGAGATGCAAAAGGCGCAACGTGGAGAATCAAACGCCGAGCAAATCACGACAATTGACATACAAAACACCGCAACACTCAAAGACCTCGAGGCACTCTGGTCACGCGCCGTCGACTCCGGCGACTCAACCAAACTAATCGCCGAATTTACAGCTCGCAAAAAACAGTTCAATTAACAGGATTAGGGTCGACGGTCGGGCTGTTCCCAAAGGTCGGCCACGCATGACCCGGACAGGTGGCGTTTACACACCCGCCACCACGGTGGAGTTTGAAAAGAAAGTCGCCGCCGCATGGAACACCCAGATGGGGATGCTGTCGATGGTTGGCGACCTGCGCGTCATCATCCACGTCTACACCGATCGTGCTGCCAAACAAGATGTCGACAACCTTGCCAAGTCTGTTTTGGACGGCCTGCAACGCGGCGGTGCGTTTGCTGTCGGCGACGAACAGGTCAAAACATTGGTCATCACAAAACACGACACCAAAGTCGACTTGTGCACGATGGTGACCATTGCGCACTATGATGACTAGCATTCACTAGCCTGAACCCTAACCAAACTTCCCCCGGCACATGGCTAGATGTGTCGGGGGTTCTCATTGGAGTCCCCATGGAACAGAAAGAACATCAACACCACTGGTTGCGCGTAGGTCGCTGCGGCCCATCGCATTGCGTTATCTGCGGTAAACCGCAATGAGTTTCAAACTGGTCAAGAAAGTGATCCACACTGACCGGGTCGACGGCACACACAAACTCGTACTCATCATCCTTGCCGATTATGTCAACGAGGCAAAAGGCAACGCATCATGGCCAGCACTGTCCACCGTCGCACAACAGGCCGGACTGTCGACACGACATGCCCGAAGAATCATCCGCGAACTTGAACTCGAGGGCGTACTCAAAACAACGAAACAGGCTGGTTTGCGTGGCACAAACAAGTACGTAATCGACGTTTCACCAGTCGCAGGGGCGGACACCCATGTCCTCCCCACGGCGGACATCCACGACCGCAAGGGCGGACATCCACGTCCGGGGGGGGCGGACACCCATGTCCTCCGAACATATAAAGAACAGATAAGAACAGATACGTTCGCCGTCGGCGCGCCCTCGGGGCGAGCGCCGGACGGCTCACTAGTAAACACGATCAACAATTCCGACGCGCCCGGCATGGCTGTCGCCGCCGACGCGCCGAAATGCACAGAGCACGACGAAGTCACAACCAGTTGCACAACCTGCTACACTTGGCAATACGAACAATGGAGAAAGGAACCAGTATCGTGACCGACAAAGAATTTGAAAAATTGCTTGCATCTGCACCAACAAATTTGCCACGCGAAATGCGTAGAGCAATCAAACACCGCAAAAAGCAACTGAAGGAACTAGCATCACAAAAAAGTAATTTGCAACACTTGAGATTAATCAAGCCAGGCCCAGCAGTAATTCACGTAGCACGAAGAAAAGGAAAATAAGAAAATGGCACACGTAAAAGTAACCGGACTCGTCGACAAACCACTAGGCGACAAAGGATTCATACTCCTCGAAACAATCAAACTCAACGACGGCCGCACATTCGACAAAAAATGGAAAATCTGGGCAACACCCATCCCAGCATTCTCCGCCACCGTCGAAGCCGTCGGCGAACTCTCCGTCAAAGTCAACGAATACATCGGATTTGACGGAACAACCAAACACGCCGCAGATCTAAACGTCAACAACCCAACCATCACGGTCACAGCACCCCCGGTCGAGGCATCACCCGACGTTAACGGCGACTGGGCCACCCCAACACAGGTAGCACCGTTCTAATGCGCGAATCGTACAAAATGCGCATGTACAAGCGCCAAGCATTCGTCAACCGATACCTAATCGGCGGCATCATCTGGGGCATCATCGCCTACCTCGTCGTCCTGATAGTGGCATTCACATGACACTAGAAAGCATCCTGCTCACACCACAACCCGAAAACTCACGAGGATGCAAATTCGGGCCATGGCTCGCAACACAACCAGAGGACGACCGCAACGCCATCCTTCGAGCATTCGACAACCCCGACGTACAAGCACGACACATCTACCGCACACTCAACGCCATCGGATGCCCCAGCTCCGAATCAGCCATACGATCACACAGACGCGGCGAATGCGCCACCTGCGAAAGGAACCGGACATGAACGACGAACAGCTAGACAAAATCATGGCACAGGTCGACCTCATCAACGCACAAGTTGACCTCATCACAGCACGAATCAAAGTAATCGCCGAAATCCTCCGAGTCGAAGACATCGTCGAAAACGCAAACCCTGATGCTGGATGACCTGCTAAATACCCCACAACCCCCGGTGGCTCCTGACCGCCGGGGCGTTGCGGTATTCACCCAAGAATGGAACGCCACAGGCGACGAATCCATCATCACCGCCACATCAAGTTCGCAGCTCGTCGACACCGAACTACACGACTTCATCACCAGTCGCGGCGGCATCATCCCCGACGGCCACACCGCCATCATGGTGTCCGCCAAATACAACCCAAACGCTTGGTACCGGGAAGAACCCTACGACGACACCGGACGCAAAACCCCAGCCACTACCAAAGGCTCTTGGTCATACACATTCAAAGTCGTACCCACAGCCACCAGGCCCCAAGGACGACTCGAGGAACTTCTCAAACTCACCAAACAAAAACCAGCCAAACGCAACACAACCATCACCAACGATCTGTTCGTGTTCGCAATCGGCGACTCACAGTTAGGAAAACCAGATGGCGACGGAACCGACGGCATCATTAGGGCGTGGACGCAGAGCCTTGCCACCGCACGAACAGAATGGGTCAAAGCAGGCAAACCCATGGTTCTCATTGCTGGCCTTGGCGACCACCTTGAAGGAAACCAATCACAAAACGGGCGCAACTTCTACCGGTCAGAACTCACAGTCAGCGAACAGTTACGAGTGTTCAGACGAATGTTGCTACGATCTATCGACACATTCATTGAGGCACCGTCTGTCATTGTGGGCGTGGTCAACGGCAATCACGATGACATCCAACGCTTCCAAACAACTGATGCGTCTGACGGTCACGCTACAGAAAGCACGCTCGCGGTCGCCGAGGCACTATCACTCAACCCCGAACGATACGGTCATGTCCGGGTGTTCGTGCCAGGCAAAGACCAAGACCACCTAGTCATCGAGGCAAACGGCACAAACTTCGTACTCATCCACGGCCACCAATGGGCTCGAGGCAAAGCGATGGAATGGTGGGAAAAACAGACATTCAACAACCAACCATCCGCAGCTGGTGACATCCTAATCCACGGCCACGAACACGAATTCCAAATATCGTCGCGGCGTGACCGACTCATCATCTGCACACCAGCACTCGAATCAGAGTCAACATGGTTCAAACACAAACAAGGTGCAGTCGGTCGTCGCGGCGCACTCATGTTCATCACCAAACCTGCCGGACAATTCGAACGAATGGCAATCATCTAATGCCAGCCAAGAACAGACCCGACCTAAAAACCGCCGACTGGAAAACACTCCGACTCGCCATACTCGAGCGCGACGCACACACCTGCGCATATTGCGGAGCCGAGGCCAACACTGTCGACCACATCATCCCAGCATCCATGGGCGGCAGCGCCGACCCCAGCAACCTGCTCGCAGCCTGCGCTCAATGCAACGGTGCCAAGTCCAACAAGGTTCACCACCGAACCAACTGGATCAACCCCCGGTGGGGGGTACGCCTATCGTAAGCACAGCGTGACGGCCACCTAGGTCGCCACACAAATTGTCCTCCATTTTTTTGGAGGGCATCTCCACATCCCGTGCCGTTCCCCCTGCCGCGCATAGCAGAAAAAAAGGTTTGCGGATTGTAGCACAACACAGACAAGGAATGCAATGACCACAGCAAATTGGCGCAGTATGCCTGCGGGAAACCGCGAAGCTTTAGAGATGACCCTAGATTCGTTGAATTGGATTGGCCGCGAGCACGCTGCGATTGTTGCGCTGTGTTTGGCGACCGCATCGTCGCTCGATGACGAGTACACGGCGGCAAAGTCGTCGTCATATCTGCAGGGCCTGCGGATGTTACGGAACTCTGCCCCGGATGGTGCGCCAGTCGATGAACTTGAGGCGTTGCTGACCCGATGACGTTTGCGCCGACTCGGTACACTCCGCCGCTAACGGATGACTTTGAGTCGAGCGTGGATTGGTATCTGCCAATCATTGAAAAGGCGTGGGCGAAAGCGACACCCGGTTTTCGGTTTGACGATTGGCAGGTGGAGTTGTTGCGCCGGGTGACGGAGTTGTTGCCGTCGGGCGAGCTGCGCTGGCGATCGTGCCTAATCTCAATGGGCCGTCAGAATGGCAAGTCGGAAATTGTAGGTGCGCTCGGCATCTGGGCGTTATTGCGTAAGGGCGGAACATACAACGTCGGGGTTGCGTCGACGGCGGAACAGGCACGTCTGGTTTATGACCGGGTGCAACGAGTCATCGCGTCCAACCCAGCGTTGGAACGTCGCATGTCCAAACTCACGGAAACACGCGGCATCAAGTCGCTCGATGGGAGTCGGTATGAAATCAAGGCCAGTAACGCGAACACTCTGCAGGGTATTCCGGTCAGTGTTGGGATTGTTGATGAAGTACATCTTGTGGAATCAAAAGTGTGGGACGCGTTGGCTAGTGGTACTGGGGCGCGCCCAGATACATTGCTGGTCGGCATCACAACCGCAGGCGACGAAAACTCCGAACTCCTAAACCGTCTGTACACCAATTCGGAAAAAGGAATTGCTGGTGATCTAGACAGGTTTGGGTCGTGGATTTGGGAGGCATCGGATGCGGTCGTGCCAGACGACGACGACGAGCTGCTTGAATTGTTGATGGAGGCTAACCCAGCGTTGCAGTCAGGCCGTATTGACGCGAAGTTGTTGCTGGGTGACGTTCGTGCGCTGCCGACCGACGACATCATCCGTTATCGTCTAAACAGGTTTATTCAGTCAGGCCGTAAAACGTTCATCCCGGCAGAGTTGTGGCAGAAGTGTGAACGGTCGTTTGATGCGACGATGCCGCGCGGCGACGTTGTGTTTGCAATCGACCGGACACCAGACTGGGAACACGCGACCATCGCGGCGGCAGTCAAAGTCGACGACGTAATCCACACCGAACTTGTCGCATCCATCAACAAACCGACACTCGAACAACTGCTTTACATCTGCGGTCAACTCATGGACCACTCACCGCGGGCAATCATCGTCGACGGCTACACGCTGCGCGATCTCTACAAGGAACTCAAAACGCGAGGCTATCCGGCAGAAACGGCGACGCTGGGCGACGTGGTCAACGCATCGTCGATGTTTTATGCGCGTCTGGCCCGACGCACTTTGCAACATGCTGGCGACCCTTTGTTGTCGATTCAGATACCGCGCACGGTGCGCAAGATGATTGGTGAGGGGTTCCGGGTATCGCGCCGCGATTCGGCGGTGGAGATTGACGCGGTGATGGCCACATTGTTGGCAACGTTCGGCGCGGATACTTTGCGGGAGCAAACTCTGCAGGTATTCTGATAGGTCTATGAACAACGACAACATCGACGGCTACGCTGTACCACAAGACCCCATGGATCTCTTGCAATGTGATTCTTGCCAGTAGGGGGATGAAAGGGCTTTCGACGCTGTAGAACCCGTAAGGGAATAGCGGCGGACTCCGGTTCGATTCCGGGCATCTCCACGACACGCGCAAAACTAGATATTGCACTAGTGCAACAATGGTGTCATACTGATACCAATGGGATTTCTCGATTTTCTAAATCCGACGCGTTTTCTCGATTACGCTGATTCATTCGTGCCCGGATTCGAGGAACGCAGTTTCGGAATTATTCCGCCGCCGCGTTCTGCGACTTCGGGGGTCACAACCAACGACGCTCTGTCCTTGGCTTCCGTCTATCGTTCCGTAAGCATCATCGCCACCGCGATGAAACAGCTAGGAATCCACGTCTACCGTGACGACGCCGAAGTGACCCCCACCCCGTTGCTGATTCGTCAGCCGGACATCAAGATGACCCGTGAACTGTGGATCGAGCAGACGGTCAACTCAATGGCGCTGGCTGGTAACTTTTATTGGTTGATTGCGCGTAACGGCCGCGGCGAAGTTGTCAACTTGGAAGTGCTGAACCCGTTTGAAGTTATGATCCAGACGGACGACTACGGCATCGCCCTTTATTACACTTACCGTGGCGTTATCAAATACGAACTGTCCGACTTGTATCACGGTGGGATGATGTCGGTGCCGGGCAACGCCTACAAACTTGGCCCCATCCAGTCGTGCCAGGCAGAACTTCTCAACGCCCGTGATACACGCGATTATGCGTCTGTGTGGTTTACCGATTCGGGCATTCCTAACGGCGTGCTGAAGTCTGACCAGATGTTGTCACCCGATCAGGCCGCAGCTGCGAAAGATGCATGGAACGCGACCGCCGGGGCAAAGAACGGTGTCGCCGTTCTCGGCAACGGGCTGTCGTACCAGCCAATGTATTTGAACCCACGCGACTCCATGTTTATTGAGGCGCAGGGTTGGAACGTGCAACAGGTTGCCCGGTTGTTCGGCATCCCAGCCAACATGCTCATGGCATCGGTCGACGGAAACTCCATGACCTACACCAACATGGAACAAGAACAAATGGCGTTTGTTCGTTACACGCTGTCGCAATACATCATCGAGATTGAATCGGCGCTGACTCACCTGACGACTCGCGGAACGATGGTAAAGATGAACGTCGATTCGCTCTTGCGGTCGGACACGTTGACCCGTTACCAAGCACACCAAATTGCAATCGCATCCGGCTGGATGACGATTGACGAAGTCCGCGCCATTGAGGACATGCCCACACTAGGAGGAGATTTTAGTGCAGTCAGTTGAAACTCGCGAGATGGAATTTCGCGTCACCGATAAAGACAAGCGTGAAGTGACCGGCATTGCCGTACCTTACGAAACCATGGAGAACGGCGAAATGTTCGCCCGTAATTCGGTGACGTTAGACCCGGAGGCGAAACTGATGTGGCAACACGATCAGCGTGAACCTATTGGCAAAATCATTGAGGGCCGTCACACCGAGGCAGGGTTTGAGATTCGGGCAACCATCTCAAAGACCCAGCGCGGACTCGACGCAATCACACTTCTCGACGATGGTGTCATCAACCGTTTTTCGGTTGGGTTCATCATGGACGACCACAAACTTGACGACAACCGCAACCGTGTGGTTACGTCAGCAAGAGTCATCGAAACCAGCCTAGTTAGTCGGCCATGGTACGACGGCGCTGTCATCACGGAAGTCCGTGATAACGACACCGACCCGGAAACTCCGGACTCGGCAATTCCACAGGAGGAAACAATGGAGTCAACAACTCCCACGGATTCCGACCTCGCCGAGGTCCGCGAATCCATCCAGATGCTTGAGCGTGAAATCGCTGGCATCAACAAGGTCGAGGCCGTTGCCCCGACTTACCGTTCCGCTGGTGCATTCCTCAAGGCCATCGTTGACGGTGACGACAATGCAATCAAAATTGCTAACCGTGCCTATGAGGGTGCAACGACCGCAGACTCGGTCACCACTCCCATTGACTTTGACTTGATTCGCCTCGTTGAGGGTGCAAACCCTCTCGGCGCTGTTTTTGGTCGCGGTGTCACCCCGGCAACGGGCATGGCAATCACGTTTGCACAGGTCGACGCAATCACCGACGGAACTGGTGAACAGGACCCCGAAGGTGAAGACCTTGGCTACTACCAGTTGAACCTCGAAACCAAGTCGGTTGACATCAAGACGATTGGTAACTACTCGGAACTGACTCGTCAGGCCATCGAGCGTTCGACCGTTCCTTACCTCGACTCGGTTCTCCGCGGTCAGGCAATCGCACTCGGAAACAAGCTTGCTTCGGAACTCCGCAACAAGTACACCGCAACTGTTTCGGCTCAGGCTGGCGCAGGTCACATTGTAACCCGTGCAACGGAAACCTACGACGGATGGGCCGGCGCACTTGCCGACGCAGCCGCAACGTACTTCCAGCCCCAGGGTGCAAACATCGACGCACTCGTTGTGTCCAAGGCTACGTTCAAGAACCTGCTCGCTCTTGACGGAACCCCGGTCATCACGTTCTCGAACGAAGCAATCGGAAACTTCGGATCCGCCAACCCCGGTGGACTCCGCGGAACCATTGCAGGCATCCCCATCATCGTTGACGCGCAACTCGCCGCCAACGGTACCGAGGACGCATTCGTTTCGTCGCTCGCTCTCCGTCAGTTCACGTCGGGCGCACTCCGCCTCTCGCAGGACAACGCGGTCAACCTCAGCACGGCTTACTCGCTCAGCACCTACACGGCTGTTGCAGACGAGTACCCCACGCTCATCATCCCGGTTGTAGCAGACTAGTAACTGATGGCAGCGTACGACGACCTCAAAGCGTATGTTGGGGCTCCTGACTCCGACAACACGTTCGTTTCAGCATGCTGGGATGAAGCACATGCGCTCGTAGATACTTTCTGCGGTGATGTCGTCGTACCTGCCATTGTTCTGAAACGCGCAAAAATCGAATGCGGATCGGAATTGTTTCATCGTCGCTCGGCCCCGAATGGTGTTGCACAGTTTGCAACGCTTGACGGTGGCTCAGCGGTCAGGGTTGCACGTGACCCGATGGTTGGCGCATACCCGATTTTGATACCGTATGTCGGTTTG